GAATCGTAGAGGTTATCTTCGATTGCTTCTTCAGTCAAGCTAAAGCCAAGGGCGATAGTTTCGTGGTTGTAGCGAGCTGTCCATGCTTCTTGTGCATTGTCGTAAGCGATGGCTTGGCCTTCGTTCTTGACTGGTGCAGCGCTAAAGCCTGACAGTTTTGTTTCTTCTTCGAAAGAACGCTCAGAGGTCTCAGTTTCGTAGATCTCTTTGTGTTCTTCACCATAGCGAGCATACTCTAATCCGAACAAAGCGTTCAAACCTGGGAGCAACTCTTTCAGTAGTTGTGCACGTGAAATAGCCATTTATAGCTCCTTAATTAAAGTGTTGCGGCTGGTGTAGTAGCTGTGTAGTACTCATGTACACCGAAGTTGAATTTAACCAAAGCTTCAGGATACTGAGTAAACACTAACGTACTGTTAGCGGGGATAGTCATACCGGTTGATGCAGAGCCAGTTGGGCTATTAACTGAGGCTTGTGCAGTATTCAAAACAACTGAAGTTGCACCTGCGTTAGCAGCTGTTAAGACCCATGAACCTGTACCAACGTATTGACCATTAGCAGCGATATAGCCAACTTCTGTACCAGCAACCAAAGCTGAAGGTAATGCGGAAGTTACCAAAGTAGTAGTACCACTTGTGTAAGTTGCTGTTGTGCTAATTGCTGTGTCTGGAACTAAAGCAATGATACGTAATGGTTGTGTAGCACCACCACCGATAGCGGCAGCAGCATTAACATACGCAGCATTTGAAGAGTTACCATTAGCTACAGAACCTGCTAAATCGGAAGCTTGGCAGTTTAAACCAACCATTGCGGAAGCAAAAGAACCGATTACAGAGCCACCAGCAGTCAAAACTACAGTAGTCTTGAATACAGTGTCAGGGTCATCAGTAACGATAGCAACTGCGTCACCAGCTAAAGTATTTGCAGGCCAGTATTGGCTGAAAGTCTTTTGCTTGCTGATTGGGTTTGTGTAAGAACAGCCTAAAAACACACCTACTGTACCACCTGCAGGAGCGCCAGTAGTAGCGCCAGCACCTGTAGTAACAGTTGATCGTGTAATGAAACCACGGGAAATACCTACAACGTCGCCGTAAAAAATATTAGTGCCGAAGTTATATTGAATGGGAATGTTACGTGTAGACCCAGCAAAAACTTGACCACCAATAAGATTTACAGGCTTTAATCCGTATGGAGCGGATACTGTTGGATATGCCATTTAAATCTCCTAATAAATTAATTACCTTTACCAAAAGTAGATGAAGACTTACCTTCTTTAAAGATAGGCATGCGTGCATCACTTTGGCGCATTAAATTATTGTCTACAGCTTCCGCCTGCGCTCGTGTCATATCAGCATAGTACTTTTGCTGTTGTTCTACAAATTCAGTTGGAGTCTTGCAAAGCAATAATCCGCCGATCTCAATGTTGTCTTTATAACGCCCATCAGGATCAACTAGCAGTTTAAATTTGGGTTGTTCTTCGATACGTACAGGTTCCCATCCTTCTCTGAGCTTGGCAGATAGATTTCTTGGGTCTGGTTGGTTTAACATCGAAACACGAATCCAACGATACTCATAACCGGCTTCTTTATCTGGTTCTGGAAGAAGCTCTGGTGGTCGCCATGCTTTAGGGCGCTCAGCCAATTCACGGTTGTCTAATTCACGAGTAATTCTAGATGCAGCTTTAGTCATTATTGATTCTCCAATTTTTGTTGCTCACGAGCATATTGCTCAGGGGTTAAACCTAACTTTTTGAGTAATGCCATTTGCGATGTCTTAAGCTTGATCTGTTTAGAAGATGTGCTTCGTGTCGCTGGGGCTACTATCGTGCTAGGTTTGGCTTTTTGAACAGGTTTTTGAGTCTCTTCTTCGCCGTCGGCTTTGTCTTCCATAGTATCGAAATACTCTGGGAACTTCTTACGCATTGTTTGATCTATGCGTTTAAAGTATTGATTGGAGCCTACAATGGATTGACCATACTCATCAATTAACTCTTCGTGGATTCCTACAGCAAAGCTGGACATGGCTTTTTTGGTGCCATACCAGGGGTTTGCATCTAACCAATGTTGCGTTTTGGCGTCAACTTTTGGTTGGTTTTCTTCCACCTGTTGCATTTGTACATCATTTTCAAAATTTTGTAAAGCACTTGGCCTAAATTGTTTTGATTGTTGTACTCGGTATGAAGCTTCATTTAGTTTAGTTTGGGCTTCAACGATTGCATTTGAATCACCCGACTCTAAGGCTTCTTTATAGTCACGTTGTGCGTTTTGCAACTCTAGTACTGCAGAGTTTTGCACCGTTTCCATATAGGTTTTTTCGCCCGTACTATACAGTTCACGAAGTTTTTTGTTGTCCTCAAGAGCTTTTTTAGCTAAATTAATAGCTTCATGTCGTTCTCTTTCGGCTGCTTCTTTAGCCCGTCTCTCATCATTCCAGACCTTTTTGTACTGTAAAAGGCGTTCTTTTTGAGCTTTTGCGTCTAATTCTTCAGTTTCTTCGTCTGCAGATTCCAGTTTTTCCACAATTTCTTTAGGCATTGGAGCCTTATTGCGGTCTTCTGGGGGCGTATCGTCTTCAATTTCAATCTCAAAGCCTTCATCAGCTTCAATTTCTAAGGATTTACCCTTAGTTTCTTCAATTTCATCGGGAAACTTGTATTGTTCCATTTATTTCTCCTAGTTAGCACGTTTGATGCCACGTGGGTCCTGAACTACGGCTTCCACAGAGTCATCGTTAATCATACGAAATTCACGGCCATGAATAAGCAGTCTTGTGCCAGAGTTTGGTCTGACTAATACAAAATCGCCCTGTTTACACCATGGTCCTGATGGAAAGCGGTCTTTGTCTGAATAACAATCCGGTCCTAACGCTACTACAAATAGGACTGTTGCTAGCTTTTCTTCAAAGTTAATTGCGGCATCAGTTTTGATAATTCCACTTTCATAAGTCTCTTCTACTTCTGGAACTGCGCACATAATGCGGTAGCCAGATGGGGTTGGGACTTGCTTTGCTTTCTCTTCGTTACTTGCTTCTAGGTTTAATACTCCTACTACCTGCGGGTTATCGGGGTTTGAGCCGATAAGGATTTCACTCATCTGAGTTCTCCATTTTGTCTTTGAGGTCTAATACGTATCCACGGGCAACTAGCAGACCTCGAATCTCGCCACACGCTTTTTTGTAGTCTTCAATCTTTTCCATCGCCCCTGTTACTACGGAGTCTTGGATCTGTTCTACTTTTTCATCAATTTGCTTCACTAACACTTCTAGAGCGTTCATTCTTCACCTTTTGGGGTTTGTTTTGGCTGCTTTTGTGAGTTTTGCATTTGTTGCTTTGCTTGCTCATGGTTAATTACTGCTTGTGATGCTTGTAGCGCAATCTGATCTTTAGACTTTGCTACATCTACTCCCAACCGTAAGCCCTCTGCATGCTGTTTTGCGGCAAGGTTAGACTTATCGGTTTGGACTTTTGCTCCAATCTGCATACCGGCAATTTTCTCTTGCGACATGATACGTAAGCGCTCGAGAGAAATTTGGTCGGCTTTTGCTGCAGCGTCGGCGGCGATTTTCTTCTGCTTGAGTTGAACATCTTGCGCCTTGAGTTGGAGTTCTTGTTGTTGCATTTGGACAATTGGGTCTTGCGCAGCTTGTTGTGCTTGCTGAGCAGCCATTTGGGTTTTGTCTCTTTGCAAAATAACTTGGGATGCTTTGGAAGCCAGCTGAGAGATATGAACTTCCATTGCTGGTGGCATAGCCTGATCTTCTTCTGCGTCGCTTGGATGGAATGGCAACTCGGTACCCATTTCTTCTTCCATTTGTTTGCGATATTCAAATGCGATGTGTTCGTTAATGTGGGCCTGCATTGCAGCCATCATAGTTTGTGCTTGTGGGTTTTGACCTAGCAACTGAGCAATCTTTGGATCTTGCATGGCAGAGCGGTGCGTAATAATGTGCGACTCGTGATCTTGATATAAGAAAGCTTTTACAGGTTTGCCCATGAGAATATTTTGGTTCTCTGTAATAGGGTCCGTCGGCTTCATATCTTCTGGTAATGCTACGAGCTTTTGCGCATTCTTAATACCTAATACATTAAGCATTTGGCGGTGCAAATAAGGCATGTTGTAAAGCTGTGGGGCGCCTTGAGCTAACTGCATAACCGCTTGATACTGAACCACTTTTTGGCTCATTGTTGCAGCATTAGGGTCACTCACAGGAATAATATTAACCATGTCGTAGTCAGCACGTTTTGCTGTACGTTTACCAACATCTGGTTCGTAGTCGTATTTTTCCGGTGTGTCGTCACGAATTATGTCACGCAACAAACAAAGCTCTTTCTTTAACGAGTAGTGAATGCGGGCCTGTATTGCGGACATAATTTTTAGAGTACGCTCAAGAATTGCAAGCGTTGTACCCACAGGCGCCTGAGCGCTCATATCGGATACTTGTAAGTCGGCTGCGGAAGCAAAGCGACGACCTTCTTCAATAATTTTATCTAGGAGACCAGCGAGAACCATTGATGGTTCTTTGTAAGGCAAGGGAACGATATTGTCCCTGATGGTCCCGGACGGCACGTCCACATCTCTAAATTCTCCTGGTGCGATTGGGGTGTCATCGCCTTTTGTACGCAAGCCACGGGTCTTAAAGCCACCTGGCAGGTTGCTAAGTGATCCAGCGTCAACCAATTGGCGGAGGATGGAAGTACCTGATTTAGCAAACGCACCGATAAGATGAATAAGACCAAAACAATAGAAGCCAAAACCGGGAATGTAACCATAGTGCACAAAGTGTGAACGTTTTTCTTTATTTTCATCATCTTCTTTCCAATTTCGGCGAATTGCCAACACGGTCTGCGAAGACTTCTCAATAGTTACAATATATGGAAGCGCAATACCGGTGGGTTCACCGTCTTTATCAAGATCTTCATAACCTTCTAGGTCAAGATCAACTTGCATCTCAACAATCTTATAGCGATCGTCGGTTGATGCTCTAAAGCCCATCTTTTCTGCAATTTTCTTTTCAACTTCATCAAATGCGTCGACAGGCTCTGCCAAATCAACGTCACGCCAAAAGCCACCTACTTGGAGCTTACGGACTTCGTTTTTGGTCTTACGCATGATGTGGGTTACACGTGGTGAAGACTCTAATGATGATGCGCCATAAGGCACAACTAAATCTTCGGCGGGAACAAACATAGCTACTTGACGATTTAAACTTGGGTCAAAGTAGATTTTTTTAAACGCATTACCAGATAGACCTAAGCCCCACAACATTCTTTCTGTCTCAGGGCGATACTCTTCCATGCGCTCAACTAATTCATAGTTCATGTCAGCTTCGACACGCTCGGCTGCATCTTTCTTCTCTTGCGTCTCTTTACCAATGATAGTTGTTTTGACGGGGCCATGCGCTGGGAAAATCTCCATGATAGTCTCAGCTTGGAATTTAACAAGGGTCTCAGAGAGGAGTGGATGGTAAACACCGCAAGCACCAGGCCAAGGCTCAGTGCGCTCTTCAATCTTCATACCTAGAAGCTGCAAGCCATCAACATAGGTCTGCATCCAATCTTTACGTGAGGAGATGTCCTCATCAAGGTCACCTAGCAAATCACTAGCCAATTCTTCTAACACGTCGGCGCCAAGGAACTCAGCAAGGTTTGCACCAAAGTCTTCGCCAGATTCAGCGCCAGGTTCAATATGAATGCTTAGAGGGCCCGCTTCAATATCAACAGCTTCTGGATCCTCGATACTAATTTCCAAGGGCTCTTCTTCCATTGCCGCATCTTCGATACCCATTGGGGCTGCATATAAACCTTTTTCCATTGCCATAATTTTTTACCTATACGTTGTAATAGCCCATATTTCTTTTTGACCTGAACTGCAGTGGCTCGTCTTCTTCGTCAGAATCTAGCTGAATAAAACCACCCCTACGGAAACGCAATAAAGCTTGAGACATTGAGTCCACTAAGTCATCGTGCTCGCCGGAAGGAAAACTTGCTACTTCTTCTACTAATTCATCCGCCCAAGCTGTTGCAGGTACCCAAACCCGCCCAGACGCAAATATGTCCGCTACAGCGTTAAGTCTAGCTATTTTATCATTACCTTTGGATGGTACGTATTCTTGTACCGGTATGCCCATCGCCCGTAATTCAAATACTAGCGGTTGCCCAGATGCTTTTGCTTCCACAATTAGTGCATCAGGCTCCCATTCTTTATAGTGTCGCAATGCTGTTTCTTTTAGTTCTGGGAACTCCATGCGTTGTTTAAATGAATTTAGCAAGATAATGTTCGGAACATCAACTCCCCTGTCATTTGGTTGATAAAACACTCCCCAAGTCGTACAAGCTGAATAGTCTGACCGTTGAGTCTTTAAAAACGCTGTATCCCAGCTCTGAATAGTAAATTCGCAGTAAGGTGGGTGATCTGCTTCCCATGTTTTCCACCATTCTCGTTTAATAATAGCACTAACGTCTGATGTCGGCGACTGCATGTACTGCGCCATCCATTTGCCATTAGGCAATTCATTTTTTAACGCAAGTAATTCAGATAGTTTCCAAAATTCAGGCCATAAAGGCTTTTCGTCAGGCAAAATAGCAGGAAATTCAATAACTTCCCATTGTTCGCCGCTTCTTTGCATGGCTGATTTAACGACTTGCCCAGTCAAATCTTTCTTAGACCACCGGGTCATCACTATAATAATTGAGCCACCTGGCTGTAAACGCTGACGAGGGCCTGATGTATACCATTCATACGTTTTATCATACACCTCTGGGTTGTTTTCGCTTAAAGCGGCTTCTTGTTCTGAGTGTGGGTCGTCGATAATGAGGATGTCAGCTCCCTTACCTGTAACAGCGCCCCCAACACCGATCGCAAAATAGTCACCTCCAGAATTTGTGGCCCATCTACCCGCCGCTTTGGAGTCGCTCTGAAGCCCCACCCCTGGAAATATAGACTTGTATACGTCTGAATCCACCAAGTTACGAACCTTTCGTCCAAATCCAACGGCAAGTTCAGCAGTATGAGAGGTTTGGATAACTTTTTTCTTCGGAAATTTACCCAAGAACCAAGCAGGAAGTAAATAGCTCGCAAACTCTGATTTAGTATGTCGAGGAGGCATGTTAATAATAAGTCTTTTAATTTCGCCATTGGCGACCCTTTCAAACGCAGCGGCCATTTCTGCGTGATGTGCTCCATCAATAAAGTCTGGCCACACTTTATGTACAAAATCCATGAATTTTTCTTGACAATTCTCTTTGCTCTTAGCATCGACGGTCGTATCTAGCTCTGCAAGCAACAGCCTTAGCTGGGCATCGGTCATTTTGCCCAGGCTTTTCTCTAATTCTTTTAATTCAGTCGGCGTTAATTGTTTTTGGATCATTATCTAGCGACTTTGTTAGCTTTTTAGCCTTGGGAGTAATGTCTATAGTGTTCATTTCCATGAGTTGTTTAATTCTTTCACGGATAGCTTCTTGCAGTTCAGCGCTATTTTTATGTGTAATAGTGATTTCTTGGTGGTCTGTAAACAAATCGGATGCTTTACCAATCAATTCCACTGCTTTAATAGCAATCTTTTGGTCATCATCTTGGCTCATTTCTAGTAAACGGTTGATAGCAATGTTCCGAAGTTGTATCTTGTCGGCAATGACTTGCTGGTCGTAGTGCGAAATGTATCCTCCAAGAGCTAAAGCTATCCCCGGCTGTACTGCTTTTTCACTTTGTTTAGCTTGGGTATCTCTATCGGGCGGAGTTCCATCAACTTGCATGAACAATTCAAGCGCTTCTTGCTTTTCTTCTTCAGTTGGGCTGCCTAGATCGGCATCTAGCTCTTTTAGTAGCATTGCCGTATTGGCTTTAGCACGCAGATTATCTGAATGCGATTTGCTAGGTTGTGTCTTGACCTTTTGGGGTACAGGATATTCGTCAGTTGGCTCTACATTTACCGGCATTGTTTGAATACAGGTTGGTTGTAATTAGCCCGAGTGTAACACTTTTTCATCGTAGTGGTGGATGCGGTGGCAGTTGGAACATAGAACAATGCACTTCTCTAGTTCTTTCTCCAGTTTGGAATACTGCCCATTAGATAATAGTCGGTGAATGTTTGCTTCTTTTTTGCTGGGGTCTTCGTGATGAAAATCTAGCGCTGCTGGGTGGGCAAATCCGCATTTTGTACATTTAAGTGTACGTTTAAATATATCCCACTCTCCCCTAAACTGTTTTCTTTTTTCTGACTGTTCTGCTTTTATTCTTTCTTTATTAGCTTCGTAATGCTTACGGCTGTACTCCTTGTGCTTTCTTTTTCTTTCGCTCGGATCTTTGTATGGCATTAGGATTTACCTTATATTTCCAATAGATTGAGTGCTTCCAGCTCCATGGTTGGCCGGGTCTGTATATCTTAAAGCCACATGATATAAGAGAATTTGAACTTGCGGGATTATTTGTTGTATCTGTAATACACCACGACCAGCCAAGTTTCTTTGCTTGTGCTAAGCGAACTTTAATTAAACGCTTTTGTAATCCGTTACCTGTGAAGTTATCAAGCACACCTGCTCTGCATAAGTAACCTGTATCACCCCAACGAATTGAACGCACCAATCCTGCAAAAGCTACGGGCTTACCACACTCGGCATAGGCAATCCACCAATGCCCTCGATCTGGTTTATATGGACTGTCGGCTGGTAGTATTTGTTTTTGTAGAAACATCAGCACATTAACCATCGACTGGTTTCTGATGTCCACCTTTTTTATACTGAACTTCATCCCATAGCCCCCCGTTTTGTATAGTTTACTACACAATTTTTACGGTTTGGGGACACTAAGTCCCCTAGGGTTTACCCTTATTTTACTAGCTGCTTGAGGCTTGAGATTACTGAATTAATCCAGAACTCGTTTACTTCTTTAATACGCTCAGCTAACTCTTCGTATTGCTTGGTTACTTTAACAAAATCAAACATAGGGTTTCTCCTAATATGGGTTAATGATTTGTGTAGTATATCACACATTTGTTGCAGTGCAATATAAGCTTTGTTTTATTAAAGTTTCATGCACTTTTTCTTTGTAAGGCTTTGTTTTTATTAAATTTTTTATATACCCCCCGGGGGTAGGGGAGGTAAAGTTTTGATAGGGGTACCTTATTCTAGCAATGTACGCTATGTGTTGTATATAAACAAATTAAGGGGGGTGGGGGGTAATTTTTAAAAATTAAGTATGTACCGTGCATATCCTAGTGTATATCTCTCCGTTGGTTCCATATTTGTAAAAGCGTGGGGTGGGGTATAGGTGGGTCTACGGGGTTGGTCCGATATTTGCCCTACGCTATCTTATGCCGAGCGAAGCGAGCGAAGTCGATTTTTTTTAGGCTAATCAATGGCTTAGATCATCAATGCGTGTCCAAGAATCCCCTATTATATTTGACTGTGTTAAACTGTATTTAATGAATCAGGAATACAAACCTAGTTCATTCCACTATCTGACTAGGTTGTCATGTGGTGGTTTCTTAATCTTACTTATGTGAATGGAGTTTATTATGTCGAATCAAATCGTTGATGTGTTTGCTGAGGTTGTTGGTGGCTTAGATCGTAATGCTCAGGGTTCAGTTGTTCCTGTCGTTGCGGTGGCTAATACTTCGGTTACTTCGTCTGATCGGTCAATCCTGTCTGCTTGTGCGTCGGATTGGTCGGAAGGTGAGGGCAAAGAGCAAGCTGGTAAACAGTTGCTTAACAGCGTTGCCATTAAGTTGTCGGCATTGCTAAAGCGTAACGGGGTTGATAGTGTTACTAAGTTGCCCTCGTTTGTTTGGTATTCTGATGTGCGTTCTGTGTTTGTCGAGGAATACATGGCTTACGAAGGGCTCGAGGATTTCCAGCGTAATACTGCTGATAAGGCTTGGAGTCGTGCCTATGAGCGTGCTGGTTTCAATGCCGTTCCTAAAGCTGTCAATGCTAAAGCAATAGCAGAAGCCGAGAGAAAAGCTAAGATCAAGCTGGCTAAAGATCAGGCTGTCGGCAAGGCTTTAAGCGAAGCAAAGCAAGATGTTCACCAAGCTATCGCCAATGCTACTGCTAAGAATGACTATGTAATGCTGGAATTGCTTACTGCTAAAGCTAAGGCTGAATCTAAGGCTCTCGATAAGAAAGCCAATGAAGCTCTAGCCCCACAGAAAGACGCATTGTGCAAATCTATCCGTAGTTGCAATAATAAAGCTACGCTAGATAAGATCGCTAAGTTGTTAGGTTAGTCCAAGAGCCCTTCGGGGCTCTTTTTTTATTTGTTCTTTTTTTGCTCACTTCGTTCACTTAGGGAACTGGTCATGTCGCAACGAGGGTGCTTAACGCAACGCAGTAGCTTTGTTCGGCTTTT